AATCTTCCGGCGACATATTGGCCAACAACAGTTTGACCACCGCGTCGATTTCCGTCTTGTTTTGGCTGGTGATCGACCTGGTGTTTTGGTCGTTGACTTTGACTTCGGCCATCGTTTCGGTGTTGTGTGCCTTGGCGATGCCCTTGATAAGTTCGCGGCGGGTTTCGCCTTCCTGGCGCACACCCTCTTTGGTGACGCCGTATTTGATATCCAAACCCATCGCTTGCATTTGCTGTTGCTGCTCTTGCACCATCTTTTGCAGTTGCAGCAATTTCATTTGAACCTGGGGTGGAATGTCGATCTTTTCGTCGATCTGCGCCAGCGGGTTCATGGCCGCCAGGCGGTCGGCGATCACATCGGCGCCAGGGAAATCCATGTTGCGGAACAACAAGTCGCCCGCCACCTGGAAAATCTCATTTTGCGCCATCAAAGGCATCATGGATTCGACGGCTTCCTGGCGCTTGCTGTTGTAGCCTGGGCCGGTGTCCATCACCACGTCGTATTCGCCCACGGTGACGTTGTTCAACACTTCGCCGGTGGCCTGAAGGTCGTTCAGGGTCACCATGTCGGGTTTGCCATCCACGCCAATGATTCGCAACACGCGTTTGGTGTCGTAAATTTTTGGGATCAAATCCAGGATGATTTTGCCGGTGTGCTTGATCGAACGCGTCATGTTGTCGTAGAAGTGGAAGTTCGACATATCCACTTGCTGTTGCTGGCCTTGCAAGGCTTTGCCCGACACGTTGCCAATCATTTGCTGCGCGGGGTCAAAGATGCCCAACACGGTTTGCAAGTCCTGGCCAACTTCGCTGGCCGCTTCCATGATGCCCGCGGGTGGCGGTTCAGGCTGCAAACGTTGTGGCGGCTGCGCGGGGCGGCCTTCAATGTCGGTTTGCTTGTAACGCAACACGGGCATCGACTTGATGTTGGCCAGCGCCCAATCGTTTTCGTGGCCCTCGTCCTGGCCTTCGGCCATCAACCATTTGGCCTTCGGCGCCAGCGCGATGGATTCGGTCAGGCTAGTGCGCCAAAAGTTGAACATTCGCTGCGGGTCTTTGGCGTTGCGAACCAGGCCGTATTTTTTGCGCTTGCCTTCGATGGTCACCTGGGCGCCGTAGCAAGGAATGATCGGGATGTAGCGGCCAGCCCATTCCTTTTCTTCCAGGATTTGCATGGCGGTCATCTTGCACCACTTCACCGTTTTGCGGTACGAAGGGCGGCGGTCAATCTCAACGATGCCCGCGTCGGCCATCACTTCTTTGGGCGGCAGTTTGTCGGCCCATTCCTTTGTGCCGTCGGACAACATCACCAAGTCGTGTTTCACGCGGTCGATGTAGAAGTATTCAGCGATGCGAATATCCTCTTTCGTCACCCATTCGGCGCTGCTGTCACCAGTTGCGCGGGGCTGAAAACCCACGCCATCGTCGGCGCCTGGGTACATTTGACGGAATACGTGCTTCGGAATAACGCTGGTCACCAGCACTTTTTCAGCGTCGGAACCATCGGGCGCCACGCTGTTGGGGTCGAAATAAACGGAAAACGGATCGTCGATTGGCTCGATGAAGATTTCCTGTTCGAACGAATCTTCGCGCACGTAATCGGTCACCACGCGCCAGTAGCCCCAACCCATCCGCACGGCGTAAGCAAACGCGGTGTCGTAAGCGGTGTCGGCGTTGCTGTTGACTTCAATGTGACGGGTAATGCCTTCGATCACCTGGGCCACTTTCAGGTCGCCTTCGTTGTTGATCGGGTGAACCTTGATGCGTGGACGCTGCTGGCGCTGCTGGTTTTCGACCTGGCGGCAGTATGCGTCGATCTTGTTGATCGTCAGGCACGGGCGGGCTTCGATGTTGCGGCTGTTTTGAATCTCAACTGGCCATTGATCGCCCGCGGCGAATTTCAAATCCTGAAGGGCCGCCGAACGGTTGTTGGAATCGGCTTCACCCACCAGGCGCAAAAACTTGATCGCGTCCTGGATGCGTGGGTCTTCGGATTGGTCTTGGTAATCTGACATATTCGCCCTTTATTTTCTAAAATTATCCCATCCAACCAGCGCCTTCGGCAACAACCCGCTGTTTTCTGCGCTGCGTCGGCTCTTTAATCATCAATGCGATGTATCGGAACGCGTCGGCGCCGTGCGAATACTGGTCATGTACCGGTGACTTGCTGAATTGGCCCGTCGATGAATCGACTTCGTAGCGGTAATGGCGAAGGCAGTTCAGGCCATCGGCGCAATTTTCGCGGTCGAACCAAAGGTTGGGAAAGATGGTGCGGGCCGCGTTGATCGAATCGACCACCGGAACCCGCGGCATGATGCTGGTTTTGTAGCCAGCCGCCCGCACAATGTCTTCAATCGTGCGGCCAGCCGCGGCCAGCGTTTTGTTTTCGGCATCGTGCGGCAGCCAAATGGTGTCGTACACGTAGCCGAACGTCTGAAGTTGCGCCAGGTACGAAGTCATCGTGCGTTGGCTGCCTTCAAAGTATCGGATCAGCCTGGTTTCCATGCCCACAAACTGAACGAACCACCAAGCGGTGGCATCCGACCAACCCAGGTCGCAAACGGCGTGAACGGGCTTGGTTGGATCGTAGGGCACGGAAGTCAGGCGGCCATTGTTTTCGGCCACTTGCATTTCATTGCCGAACACCGCGCCATCGACCGACCGGCGGCACATTCCTTCCCAAACCTGGTTGTAGGCTGCGAGGTCGCGTTCCTTCAATGCGTCTTTTTCCAGGCGCAAGGTTTCAGGGAACCAGGGGTTATCCGACCAGTTGATCCGCATGATGATGCAGTCACGCGGGGGTTTGACAACGAACCGCTGGTAAGTCTCGTCGGTTTCCAGGTCAGGGTTGAACGAAATCCATATCTCGCTGCCCTGTTTGCGGATCGTCGGGATCAACACGTTCCAGGACAACCGGCTGACGGTCTGTGCTTCTTCCACCCAACAAATATCCACACCTTCGAACGACTTGATGTTCGTCGGGTTGTTCTTCAGGCCGATGAAGGCGAATTCCGTACCGTTGAAGCCACGGATCGACGTTTGCGTAATCTCGTAAAAGGGCAGCAAGCCCAGGGCTTCGATTTGGTCGCATAACAGTTTGTGGACGGAATCCTTGATGCTGGCTTGGAATTCACGCGCACACAAGATGCGAAGCGGGGATTTGGCCCCCAGGATCAACAAGGCGCGGGCGATTCCCCAGGATTTTGCACCGCCGCGGCCGCCCAGGCAAACTTTGTAGCGGGCCTTTTTGAACAGTCCTTGCAACTTGACCGGAAATTCGGCCTTCGCAATGGCGTTTTCAATTGTCGGGGTTTGTTCCATCGGGCGTCACAAAGGTTACCTGGATGCCAGTAAATGCGGCGCCGTCCTTGCCGGTGATTTCCTGTTCGATCTTGTCGCGCCAGCCCAGGACGTTCTTGGCCGTAAAGATGGCGAACGTGCTGTTGTAAGCGCCCGCTATCGTGCCCTCCACCAGGTTTGCTTCCTGTAAATCCTTGGCTCTTTTGTAGGCGTCAGAAAATTCGGGGTGCTTTAGTTCGCCAGTTTCGGGATTCTTGGCCGTTGCCCAATCGTGCAAGGTCTGTTTCGTCACCCCGATGTTCGTGGCAAATCGCGCCAGCGTAGGGAAAACCCCAGGTAGGGTTTGCGTGGATTCGTTGCCCTTGGCGTCGCGGTTGGTCACTTCCCTGGTGGGCGCCTGGCTGAAAAATTCAATCAACATATCCACAAAGTCGTCCTGGTACACCGTGGGGCGACCAACTGGACGTTTGACGGGCACAACAACGCCCTGGGCTTCGGCCTTGGGCTTCCTTCCGCGTTTCTTGGGCGTTGCTGCGTCTGTCATTTTTTCTTTGCTGGTTTCTTGGCCGCTGCCTTTTTGGCTTCGCGGGCTTCGGAATAGGCGATGGCCACGGCCTGTTTGACGGGCTTACCGGCCTTCACTTCGGTTTTGATGTTTTGCTTAAACGCTTTCGGCGCCATCGACTTGATTAGGGGCATCTTCGCTTCCTTTGTCTTTGCTGGCTTGTGCCAACACGTTTTGATATTCCTGGATCGCGCCGCTGATTTGCAGCAACACGGCTTCGTGCTGTTTGGCAATGCCTTGCAGTTCAGCAATGCGGGCGGTGATTTGTTCGGTCGTCATCATGGTTTTTTCCTCTTGCAGTAATTAACAGTTTTCGTCTTCGGCCTTCTTTGCGGCCGTTTCAAGTTCTTGGATTCGCTTCTCTAGTTCCTTGTTGGCGCGGAAAAAGGCGGCAGCCTGGGCCACCGCCTGATCCCTTTGACTTTCAAGGATTTCAACCAGGAATTGAACCTCTAGGTCGGGATGCTTCAACATCTTAGGCTGTGGTGGTACACATGATGTAGTAAGTCGTGCCAGCGTCGTCCACAAACTTGATGCTGTGGGTTTGAGTAGGCGAACCAACCTTGGCAGCCAACACGCCGCCGGAAGTGGGTGCGGGCATATTCAGCAAGTTGGTGATCTTGACTGTGCCGCTGTGGGTCACGCGGGCGAATGCTGCGCTGCCAGGCAAAGTCACACCAGCGTCGAAGTTGGAATCCAACTGGATCGCGGCCAATGTGCCACCAGGGGCGGCAGTTGTGCCACCAACGGTTGCGCGGATTGCGTTGGCTGCGCCGCTGATCGTGCCGCCGTCAACGCCAACGGTGAAGTGGGCGCCGTTGATCGTGCCAGCGGTCGCGCCGCCAGTACCGGTCACTTGAGCATAACCGCGGACAACTTCACCGGAACCGGTGCTAGTCCAAATCAGTTTGTTGTATTGCAAACGGGTGTCGCCGGATGCTGCGCTGGTTGTAGCGTAAGCACCGTTCAACACGCCGGAAGCGGTCAGGGCAATAGGTACGGCTGACGTACCAACCTGGACGCTATCGAATGCGGGGTCAGCGTATGCAACGCCGATGGCTTTAGTATTTGACATTTTGGGTTTCCTTTATCGTTTCCAAAAGGGTCTTGGCGAAATTGCCGCCTCTAGTATCCGTCAATCAGGATCGACAACGCAAGCCACGTCGCCTTCCTGGATCAACTGGTGGTCAACACCATCGACCTTGTGGACGGGCCAATCCAGGTACGTGCCATTGCCGTATTTGATGCGTTCGCCGACTTGCACGTCGCGCACCTTGGGGCCGATGGCCACAATCGTGCCTTCGTTGAATTTTTCCTTGTTTTCAACGATCAAAACGTCCGACAAAACGCGGACGATTGGCTTGACCAGGATTCGATCATGCAGCGGCGTGATTACCATTTTTTGGCTTCCTTCCTGGCTTCTTGGGTGCGGGCACTTCGGTTGTGGTGTCGGTCAAAATGTCATACACCGGCAGCGCCAGCATCTTGACTTCGTATTCACCGCACCAATCCGATTGATGTTTGTTTTGCGGGATTGGGTAACGTCTGCACGTTCCCAACACCTGGGCGCTGCGAAAATAAACGCAATTCTCGCAAGTGGGTTCAGCCATTGGGCAGTTTCCCTTCCAACACGCTTTGGTTCAAACCGCGGGCGATTGCTTCGGCCATTGCTGTGGCCTCGGCTTCGTTTTTACGGTTTTCCCGATGCTGCGCGGGCGTAGTCTGCGGTTCCGCGGTAGATGGCGTCACTAATGGCGCCTGATTTTTTGGCTCGTTCAAGGGCATCTTGTAATCCTTTCCTGACTTCATTCTCTTTCAGTTTAGGCAACTTGTCAAGGCTGCTTAACTGGGCTTTTCCCGCACCGCGGCTGTTGTCAATCACGCGGATTTGAACCTGGGGATTGTTGCGGTATTTCGCGGCGATCTGTTCGATCACCTGGCGGGCGCCAAGATGCGTTCTCATGTGTTCGGAAAGGGGCACGGTGCGGCCTGTGCCCATTGTTTCTTCCATGCGCTTGGCCCGCTTCAAAGCGCCGTTTTCCAGGGCTTCCACGGGGTCGCGGTAGGTGTAAACAATGTCCACCTTGCGTTTGGCGTCCAATGCCTGGCGAATCTTTTTATCGGCCGAATCAAACGAATTCATGTTGGTGTCGTAAACCATTTCGGCTTTGCCCAACCTGGGATCGACTTGTTTGGCCATTTCCATGCCGCTGGTCTTGCCCGCCCCCGTGCCGCCAGCGGTAAACACCACGGTTGCGTGGCGGTCTTTGGGCGTGGGGTTGGCCAGTTTGTCGGCGTATAGGCGTTTGACGAACGCGCTGGAAGGTTCATGCACGTCGGCCGACTTCGTGCGGTCGGCGCGGTAGTGTTCCGACAATTCACGGGCCACGTCGGTGTTCAACGTGCGCCCTTCGTCGGATTCCATCAATTGCTGGTACTGCTGCACCAGGCCAGGGTAGTCCGTTTGCAAACGACCAAAATATTCCTGTTCAATCGGATTGACAGATTGGTCGCCCATTTGCGGCTGCGGCGCAAGCGCGGAAAGCCGGTTCGCGACCGGCATTTGCCCTGGCTGTTGCACCGCTGCCATTGCTGACAGCGGGGTAGCCATTATTTGTGGTCGCCGCGGACGTGGGTGTAGCAAACGCCGCTGGTGCGGCCGCCGTTGAATTGCTTGTCAGGGCTGATGTTGTCGGCCTTGCCCATTGCAATGCCGTTTTTAATCATACCGCTGCGTTCGCCACCGGCGTCGCTGGCTTTCACACCGGCGGGTGCTTTTGCGTTGCTGCCGTAGCCGTAGCCCTTGGGGTCTTTCATTGCTGACATGGTTTTCCCTTTCATTTGAGGAATCGAAGTTTGAACAACGTGGAATTGATAAGGTCGGCGATTTCGTCAACCAGGTTTTGCAATTCCGAATCCTGTGGAAGTTCCTTGCGGGCCTCTGCCACAAAATCTTTCAGGTTGGCGAAGTATTCTTTCGGGTCTTTGCCGCTGTGGAATTCTTCAGGCCAATTTTTGATTTGGTCATAACGGCCCATGAATGCTTCAGCGTATTCATCAACCAGGTCGATGATTTCGTGGTAATACGTGTTCAGGGCGTCGTGGACGGAAAGCGAATTCGTACTCAGGTGCATGAAGTGTGCAACTGTTCCTGAATGCAGCAAGGCTGCGATAAATTCGGCTGATTCGTCTTCCATATCGTGATGATAGTGGAAAAAACGGGGGGCGCAAACCCCCCGCGGAAAATGGCTTACTGCAAAGAAAAAAGCCGTTCCCATTCTGCCGGATCGGGCACGGGCACGTCAACTGGCCATTGGCCGCTGTCAACCAGGTGTTGAACGGTCTTCAGGTGCGCCACGTACCAGGCTTGTTGGCGTTCCTTTTTCGACCATTGGGCGCCCTGGTCAATGTCGTGATGGCATGACATACAAAGCGCGGCCGTCAGGTTGTCGTCAGCCTTGATGCCACGGCCCTTGCCACCGCCCCAATTTGTATGTGCTGCCTGGACAAAATGCCCGCTGCCGCACAACTGGCAATCTAGGCTGGCCACCAGGCGCAACAACTTTTTGCTTCGAACGTAGGGGTGCTTTGGAATTTGCATAATTTGTTTCTTGCGCCAGCCGGTCACGCTTCAATCCCCTTTTCAGCACACCAGGCCAACAACCATTCAATGAATTCGGTGGCGTCGGGAATGGTGAATTTGTGTGTTTGCCAACCCAATTGAACGACGCGCTGGCCATCCAGGCTTGGTGACACCTTGCCGATCTTGCGGTCGGTTTCGTGCGCCCATTGGTCAATCAACAACCGTTTCCAATCGTCAGCCGACCAGGTTGAACCGGCCACGCGCATGGCCAAATAAATTTGGTGGATGATGGCGTGGAACATATCGTTTTGATCCGACGACCTGGTGGCCCGTTTGATTTCCAAGCGCATTTTGTGGCCAGCCATCAAATTGGCTTTCACGTCCGGCCAAATGTGATCCATCAAAACTTTGGCTTGCTGCGCGTTGTGTAGTTCGTAAATCATTTCATCACCCCCAACACCCGCAAAGCGGCGTCCACGCCGTCCACAACGGCCAAGGGGCCACCGCGCCAGGCGCCGTGCCACCTTACCTGGTCTTCAGTCAATCGACGTTCTGACGGCGGTTTTTTGCCGTCCTTAACTTCCAGTAAAAGGGTCTTCCCTTGATAACCCACCAGTAAGTCAGGGACGCCGACGCCAACACCCGCCAAACTTTGTACCGTAGCGCCAGCCGCCCGAAGTGCCGAAACAACTTGTTCCTGGTTTGCATCAATTCTTGCCGCCCTTCTCATTTTTCAACCTGTTCATATCGTCGCGCAAGGTACGCGCTGCACCAGGGCCGCGGATTTTCTTGATCTTCTCGATCACTTCCGACCACCAGGCATTCGCCGCCCTGGTTCCCCTTTCGCGTTGGTAAATCTTCCACCGGCGCAACCAATCCCTGGCTTCGCATTCCCGACGCCAGGCTTCCGACCAGGTTGGTTTCTCGCCATCCAGCAAGGTCGCCTGTTGCGATAAGGGCTGCGGTGATTTGGTCGAAGTCAAAGGTTTGGCCCTCTTTTATTTTGTTCAACAGTAAATGGCCTTCGTCGCGTGTCATTTGTAAACCCCGCGCCATTTGGCTGTGATTTGCACAATGAAATTGAACAAAATGTTGCTGTTAGGAACCAGCCACCATTCACCATTCCAAAAAGCCATCTTGCGACCATATTGCGTTTTGATTTCATACAAACCTTTTCGAACGGGTTTGATTGTTCGCGGAAACCAAGGTGTTTTTTTCATTTTGGAAACCTCATTTTTTCTGTCATTTCGCGCAACTTGGCCAACGCTTCCCGTTTGGCCTTTTCGGTTGCAATTTTTTCGTGTAGCGTTGGCTGCCTGGTTATCAATGTTTCAGGTTTGTCAGGAATGCGCGGGCCATCGTTTAACAGTTTTTTGAACGCCAGGGCCGACGGTGGCCGGTCGGGGTTCATGTGCTGCAATGCGTAATCCATCTTTGGCCGGTATGTCAGGCCGCGGCCACATTCGTCCATCCACACCTGGCGAATCAGGTTGGGATCAACGTCGCGCCAATGGTTGGCAAACGTGGCGCCATAAATCGCGTTCATTTTGCTGAACACGTAATCGAAGCCGCTTTCGGCATCACAAAAGTCGTTTGCGTTCCACATCGGACACCTCTACGGTTTGTTCAGGTTTCGCCCAAAACGGGGCTGGCGCTGGCTTTGGTGTTGCCAAGCCGCGGGTAAGGGCTGCCATTTGCGCCAAACGGGCTTCTGACGCGGTTTTCTTGGCTGCCTGTTGCCGACGTACCCAATTGCGCCAGGTGGCCGTCCAATCGGTTTTTACGCCCTTTTGGCCAGGCTGCGCAATCCAGTAGTCGCGGAACCCTTCGAACGTTTCCCGCGGATCAAGTTCGGGCCGGTGTTGACGACAAAAAGAAACCCATTCATCCGGCAAAACGAAGTCAGTTGGCAAGCGCGTCCCGCGCTGCGTTTTCTTTTCCTCTCTCTTTGTCTCTGTCTCTGTCTCTCTCTCTGTCTCTAGTAGATCATCTTGATATCCGTCTGATATCACGCCGATATCATCTTGTTCCAGCCAATGAGACAACTTGTTTAAGCATTCTAAAGTTTGCTTTTCAGACATACGAAGGCGAAAAGCCAGGGTTTTTGTGTTTGGCAAATTGCCATCGTCTTCGCTGGCGATAAGCCAACACATCACCAACACTTTGCTGGCGGTCGCGTCCAGTTCGTGCCATTCAATGTCGTCAAGAATGTCACGGTACAGTTTTACCCACGGCGGTTTGCGGTCTTTGAAATGTTGAAATTTCGACCAATTTTTGATCTTCATGTCGCACCCTTAAAAAGCCACCCCAAAAAAGGAAACAGCGGAAGGCGGGGTGGGTCGCTTTTCGGTTGGCTCATGACTTCCAACCTATCCGTGTCTCGCAACAATTATCGTTTAAACCATTTCGGACGCAACGCTTTCAACTGCCACACCCGTGCCGGTGGAACATCGTTCCCCCATTGGCTGACGGCCGCCCTGGTGATTCCCAACAGTTCGGCAAGCGCCTTGGCTGATCCCGCCAGTTTGATTGCTTTTTCTTTGTCCATCTTCCGATGTTAAGCGGGCTTGCGCTATCTGTCAACCCCCAATGAATTTGCAAAATAACAACACATAAAAAATTTTTTTTGAAGGGCTTGCATCTTTTGTTAAGTTGGCTTAACATTCGGTCATGCCGTAGCGCAATGCAAGCGGTCTTTTTAAGGAAATTGAAATGCAAAACGAACCCACCGACACACAAGTAATTTTGCTGGCATTAATTGTTGCGCCCGCCTTGTATGTTTTGCTTTGGCTTGTAATGGCCATTTTTTAAGGGGAACGAAATGACAGTCAGAATCATCAAAGTTCATCGCGCTGGCCGCGTGTTCTATGCCGCCACCGTCAGCGGCGTTTACCTGGAACGCGCCAGCCTTGCCGAATTGCGTGAAGCCATCGCGGTTCGTGAAGGCTTTGCAAAATTGTTTGCGGGGGAATGATGAAAGTTCTTATCGCTTGCGAATATAGCGGGCGCGTCCGTGATGCGTTCATTCGGGAAGGACATGAAGCCATGTCGTGTGATTTGCTACCAACCGATGCAGTTGGCCCACACTATCAAGGCGACGTGCGCGACGTTCTTGATTACCCTTGGGATTTGATGATTGCACATCCACCATGCACCGATTTGTCGGTCAGCGGGGCGCGTCACTTCGAAGCCAAAAAATTGGACGGTCGCCAACAAGCCAGCGCGTCGTTTTTTATGATGCTGGCCAAGTCTGACATTCCGCGAATTGC